ACCAATTCCTATTATATCGAAATCTGTACTCCGTTTCAATGATCTTGTGTGACTCAGGGATTAACAGTCTGTGAATTTCCCCCTGTGACTGCTTCGCAAAAGCAAATCACAGGAGGAAAAATTCATGACAAAAGAATCTAAACACTATCGCATCTACGACAAGACCACCAAGCAGTGGTACGAGATCCCGGAGGACCAGTACCGGGAGTACGACCGATGGCGCACTGCTCTTCGCAAGAGAATGCAGTACCGCGGCGAGTGCTTCTGCCCGCGCAGCAAATGGTGGCTGTGCGACGGCAACTGCCTCGACTGCGAATTCCACAACAGCATGACCGTCTCTCTTGACGATCCGCTGCCGGACGGCGAAGGAACGCTCGCCGATTATGTTCCGGATGACGCTCCTCTTATTGAAGAGGTGCTTTCCGAGAAGGCAGAGCTGGATCAGCTGTTCGCGCGGCTGCAGGAGCTCATGCCGGAGGCAAAGCGCATCGGCGAGCTCAGGGAGGAGGGCCTCTCCGATGAGGCCATCGCCGACATCATCGGCATCAAGCGCACGACATTCCTTTCCCGCCTGAAGAAGGCCAAGGAGAAGCTGGCTAAGGAATTCCCCGACTGGTTCTAAGCGTCTGCTCCGGCTGCCCATCGTGGTGGCCGGAGCTTTTTTCTGAAATTCTTCTTTTTCCTTCGTCAAAACGGTCTGCCCGCCTCCAGTGGGAAGTGTAAGGAGCACAAAAACAAGATGCTCCGGATTGGAGGCAAGCGATGAACAAGACACGCAACAGAAGTCCCGCGGACACGGAGGTTATCGCAGTGCTTATTGCGATAAGCCATGTATCCGCAAGGCTGGCAAGGAACCTCTCGATCCTTGCAGCAGACAGACAACTCATGGAAGGAGGTAAAGAGAATGTCAAAAATGGCAGAGATGGATCAGACCATCAAGGAACTGCGCGATGCCGCCGCTGCTATTAACAGCGCAGCCGACTGGCTCTACCAGCAATTCTCCGGCACCGACGAGGAGCCCGCTCCGCAGCCCGAAGAGACGCAGGCCGAGCCTGAGCCGAAGAAGGAGCTGAAGCTGGAGGATGTGCGGAAGGTCCTCGCCGAACGATCCCGCGCAGGCTACACGGCGCAGATCCGCGAGCTTCTCCACAAGTACGGCGCGAGCAAGCTGTCGGCTGTCGATCCGAAGGACTACGAGGCCCTGCTCTTTGATGTGGAGGGACTCAATGAATTCTGAAAGACAGCATGCGGTCCTCTCCGCGTCGAGCTCCGACAGGTGGATTCACTGCCCGCCGTCGGTCAGGCTTAGCGAGGGATTCGAGGACAAGGGAAGCGACTACGCATTGGAAGGAACCTGCGCTCACGCGCTCGCCGAGTACAAGCTCCGCAAGGCGCTCGGCTACCCGTCACGCGACCCGACCGAGGACCTCGCCTTCTACAACGAGGAGATGGAGGAAGCCACAGACGGCTACGCCGCCTACGTGCTGGAGAAGGTCGAGACCGCAAGGCAGGCCTGCCCTGATCCGGTTGTTCTGGTCGAGCAGCGCGTGGACTACTCCCGCTGGGTGAGACAGGGCTTCGGCACATCAGACGCGCTCATCATCTCGGACGGCACGCTGCGGATCATCGATCTGAAGTACGGCACCGGCATCGCCGTGTCGGCGGAGGACAATCCGCAGCTCAAATGCTACTCGCTGGGTGCCTTGGAGCTGTTCGACGACATCTACGACATCGATTCGGTCGCCATGTCGATCTACCAGCCGAGACGGCAGAACGTCAGCGAATGGCAGATCAGCAAGAAGGACCTGCTCGCATGGGCGGACGAGGTTCTCAAGCCTACGGCGGAGCTGGCGTGGGACGGCAAGGGAGAATTCTCCTGCGGCACGTGGTGCCGGTTCTGCAAGGCGAAGACCATCTGTCGGAAGCGGGCCGAGGAGAACCTGAAGCTCGCGCAGCACGAGTTCAAGCTGCCGCCGGAGCTCTCCGACGCGGAGATCGAGGTCATCCTCTCCCAGGTAGACGAGCTGGTCTCGTGGGCGTCCGACATCAAGGAGTACGCGCTCCAGCAGGCACTCTCCGGCAAGGAGTGGCACGGCTTCAAGCTCGTCGAAGGCAGGTCCGTCCGCAAGTACACCAATGAAACCGCCGTCGCACAGACGGTCGCAGAAGCCGGATTCGATCCGTACGAGAGGAAGCTGCTCGGCATCACCGCCATGCAGAAGCTCCTCGGAAAGAACCGGTTCAATGAACTCCTGTCCGGCTACATCGAAAAGCCGCAGGGCAAACCGACACTCGTCCCGGACTCCGACAAGCGTCCGGCCCTGTCCAAAGGGTCCCCAGCGGGCTCGCCCGATGGGGTTTGGACGGTGAATACAGCAAAGAATGATTTTATGGAGGAAAACAATCATGAGTAAGACAACTATGCACAATCCGATGAAGGTTATCACTGGCCCGAGCACCCGCTGGTCCTACGCCAACGTGTGGGAGCCGAAGTCCATCAACGGCGGCACGCCCAAGTACAGCGTGAGCCTGATCATCCCGAAGTCCGATACCGTGACGGTCGCCAAGATCAAGGCGGCCATCGAAGCCGCCTACAAGGAAGGCGAAGCCAAGCTCAAGGGCAACAGCAAGTCCGTACCCGCGCTGTCCGCGATCAAGACGCCGCTTCGCGACGGCGACGCAGAGCGTCCGGACGACGAGGCCTACCGCGGCTCCTACTTCGTGAACGCCAACGCGACGACCGCTCCGGGAATCGTGGATGCGGACCTGAACCCGATCCTCTCCCGCAGCGAGGTGTACAGCGGCGTGTACGGCAGAGCCAGCATCACGTTCTACGCGTTCAACTCTTCCGGGAACCGCGGCATCGCCTGCGGCCTGAACAACCTGCAGAAGATCCGCGACGGCGAGCCGCTCGGCAGCAAGGCCAGCGCAGAATCCGACTTCGCGGACTTCGCAACCGACAGCGACGACGATTTCCTGAACTAAGGAGGCAAACCAATGAAAGACACTATGGAAGCAGTTCTCTACATCATCATGGCGCTCGGCGGCATCGCCGGAATCGTGCTCCTTCTCAGCATGACGGTCCTCGCAATCCGCTCCGGCAAGGAGGAGCAGGCGCGTGAAGCGCGTCAGGAGGAGCGCGACAAGGAGTACCACGAGCGCCGCATGAAGGAGCTCGAAGCGCACCGCGACTAAACCGTAACCCATACAAGTATTGGCGGGCGGCAGGGACGTATCTCTCTGCCGCCTTATTCGTGAATTGAGGTGAAAAATGTGAAGACAATCAGCATAGACATCGAGACGTTCAGCGACGTCGATCTCGGCAAATGCGGCGTCTACAAGTACTCCGAATCGCCTGCCTTCGAGATCCTCCTGTTCGGCTACAGCGTGGACGGCGGCTCAGTGCAGGTCGTCGACCTTGCCTCCGGAGAACAGATCCCGGAGGACATCCTCGACGCGCTCACCGACGACACTGTACTCAAGTGGGCATTTAACGCGAACTTCGAACGCGTCTGCCTGTCGCGCTACCTGCGGGACATGGGCCGGAGTCTCGACCCGTTCCACGACAATCATCCGCTGTCGACGGAGCTTGCTCGGTTTCTGAATCCGGAGGGCTGGCGCTGCTCGATGGTCTGGGCGGCGACAATGGGACTCCCGCTCAGCCTGAAGGGCGTCGGCGCTGTTCTGAACCTTCAGGATCAGAAGATGGATGAAGGCAAGGCACTAATCCGCTACTTTTCAGTTCCCTGCGCTCCCACGAAGGCGAACGGCGGCAGGACACGGAACCTGCCAACGGATGATCCCTGCAAATGGGCGACATTCAAGAAATACAACCAGCGCGACGTCGAGGTCGAGATGTCGATCCAACGGAAGCTCCGGAACTTCCCGGTGCCGGACTTCGTGTGGGACGAATACCACATCGACCAGGAGATCAACGACCGCGGCGTGCGCATCGACATGGACCTCGTGAAGAAGGCCATCGACATGGACACCCGCTCCAAAAGCGAGCTGACCGAGAAGATGCAGGCTCTCACGAATCTGGAGAATCCGAATTCTGTGCAGCAGATGAAGCAGTGGCTCTCAGACAACGGCATGGAGGTCGACAGCCTCGGCAAGAAAGCCGTGGCTGCGCTTCTCAAGACCGCTCCTCCGGAGCTGGCCGAGGTGCTGGAGCTCAGGCAGCAGCTTGCGAAATCCAGTGTAAAGAAGTACCAGACGATGCAGCGAGCAGTCTGTGACGACAGTCGGGCGCGAGGCATGTTCATGTTCTACGGCGCGAACCGCACAGGCCGCTGGGCCGGGAGGCTCATCCAATTGCAGAATCTGCCGCAGAACCATCTGCCTGACATGGATGCGGCACGGGCTCTTGTGAAGTCCGGCGACTACGAGGCCGTGAAGATGATCTATGAGGATGTCCCGGACACCCTGTCCCAGCTCATACGCACTGCCTTCATTCCGAAGGACGGATGCCGGTTCTATGTGGCGGACTTCTCCGCCATCGAGGCGCGCGTCATCGCATGGTACGCAGGCGAACAGTGGAAGTCCGACGCGTTCGCAAACGGCGAGGACATCTACTGCAGCACGGCTTCACGAATGTTCCACAAGCCTGTCGTCAAGCATGGCATAAACGGCGAGCTTCGCGCCAAGGGCAAGATCGCGGAGCTGGCCTGCGGCTACGGCGGCTCGACCGGCGCTTTGAAGGCGATGGGCGCACTCGAAATGGGCCTGTCCGAGGACGAGCTGCCAGACATCGTCTCCTCGTGGCGGGACGCGAACCAGCAGATCGTGAAGTTCTGGTGGGACGTCGACAAGGCCGTCATGCAGGCCGTGAAGAACCACAGGACCACCCGCCTCGGAAAGCTCACGTTCTTCTGGCAGGCGGGCATGCTGTTCATCACCCTGCCCTCCGGCAGGAGCCTCGCGTATGTGAAGCCGAAGGTCGGCATGAACCGTTTCGGCGGCGAGTGCATCACCTACGAGGGCGTGGGCGGCACGAAGAAATGGGAGCGGCTCGAATCGTACGGCCCGAAGTTCGTTGAGAACATCGTGCAGGCAACCTCCCGCGACATTCTCTGCAATTCGATGAAGACGCTCCGCTGTTGCGCTATCTGCATGCATATCCATGACGAGCTTGTCATCGAAGCCGATCCGCGTGTTTCGCTTGCCGCCTTGTGCGAGCAGATGGGCCGCGTCCCTTCGTGGGCGGATGGTCTGGTGCTCCGCGCGGACGGGTACGTCTGCGATTTCTATAAGAAAGACTGAACGGGTTTCGTCAAAAGCGGTCTGTCTCCTCCAGTGGGAAGTAGAGGCAGGCCGCTTTTCCTATTGCCTGCCGGAAAGGAGGATACCGGTTTGGATTACAGGAATTTTGAGGGCTATCCGGACCCGACATGCTACGAGGCGCTGAGCCTCATCGAACTCGAGGAGAAGAAGGCGCTCCGCGCTTTCCGGCCCATCATCTACGTCTGCTCCCCGTACGCGGGAGACATCCAGAGGAACGTTGCGAACGCGAGGCGCTACTGCCGGTTTGCAGTCGAACAGGGATACATCCCGATCGCGCCGCACCTGCTGTTCCCGCAGTTCCTTGACGACAGCGACGAACGGGAGCGCGAGCTCGGACTCTTCTTCGGAAACGCGCTCATGAGCAAGTGCGCCGAGGTCTGGGTGTTCGGAGACAGGATCTCGAACGGCATGGCAGCGGAAATACGAAGAGCCCGCTGGAAGGGCTACCGGCTGCGCTATTTCACAGAGGATTTGAAGGAGGTCTAACACTTATGCATGCAATCGAAGAAAACCAGCGGACACTCTACGACGGAACCAGAATCACCACATACAGCCGAACGATCGACAGTGCGAACGTGCTTGAGGCCGAGGCCGGGACAACCGGCTACATGGGCGGCGACACCGGACACGGAGGACGCACCTATTTCCGCGTCACGGATCTCGGCGGCACGGACATCCGCGTGAACCCGATACAGGACCGCTACGGGAACGGAGGCTTCGAGGTTACCCTCGGCGGCGACTGCGAGCTCTCCACCATGATCACGGCACTCAAGTTCATCACGCAGGTGCTGGAGGAGGAATCGAAGGAGGTATACGACTGATGTTCACCATCTACACGTCCGACGCCTACCAGCAGGAATCCAACTGCGTCTACCCGCACCCGATCCAGGTCACCGACGAGGCGAGCTTCAAGAGAGCCGTCTCGCACGACCACGTGTGCGCCAAGTACAAGAACAACTACCGCGGCAACCAGAACTTCATCTCCTCGGACTGCCTTCCCGTCGACTGCGACAACGACCACTCGGACGACCCGGCTGACTGGAAGACGCCTACGGACATCCGGAAGGCGCTGCCCGGCGTCTTCTTCGCCGTCCACTACAGCCGCCACAACAATCGTCCCAAGGACGGGAAGTCGGCAAGACCGCGGTTCCACCTGTTCTTCCAGATCGACCCGATGACCGACTACGAGGCATACGCCGCGTTGAAGCAGCTCCTGCACGAGATCTTCCCCTACCTGGATGCGAACGCGCTCGACGCGGCGCGCTTCCTCTACGGGACACGCGACCCGCAGGTCGAGTTCCATCCGGGCGACAAGACGCTCACGGACTTCCTCTACGGCGACGAGTTCGACAAGGACATGCCAGGCGGCTACGAAAGCCAAGCGACCATTCCGGAGGGCAGCCGCAACACGACCATGTTCCGGTGGGCAGTACGCTCCATGAAACGCTATGGGGATACAGAAGAATCCAAGAACGCGTATTTCATGCAGGCGGAGAAATGCCAGCCGCCGCTCTCCACGGAGGAGCTGAACCACATCTGGAAAAGCGCCCAGAAATACTATGCGAAGATCGCAAGCCAGCCCGGCTACGTGAGTCCGCAGGAGTACAACAATCCGAATCCCGGCTGGGACGAGCCGCTGCCGTTCTCACGGTACACGATGGCACCCTTCCCGGTCGACGCGCTTCCGGAGCCCATCGCCAATTATGTGAAGGCCGTCGCGGAAAGCACGCAGACCAGCGTCGACATGGCAGGCAGCATCGCCATATCCGTTCTATCGACCTGCCTGCAGAAGAAGTACCGGATTCAGGGCAAGTCCGACTGGATGGAGCCCTTGAACACATATGTGATCGTCATCGCTCCTCCGTCCGAGAGGAAGTCCTCGGTCCTGCATCTCATGCTGCAGCCGGTCAACGACTACGAGGTCGAATACAACAAGACCAACGCCGCAGCAGTCGAGGCGGGACGCATGCAGAAGCGCGTGCTTGAACGCAGGCAGAAGGCCCTCGAGGAGAAGGTCGCCAAAGGCACCGCCGACCCGGAGGAGCTTGAGCGCATCGCGCAGGAGGTCGCCGACTTCGAGGAGACAAACCCGCTGCAGCTCTACGTGGACGACATCACAACCGAGAAGCTCGTCTCCGTCATCGCAAGCAACCACGGACACGCCTCCCTTATCTCCAGCGAGGGCGGCATCTTCGACACCTTGTCTGGCATCTACACGCGGAACGTGAACATCGACGTCATGCTGAAGGGCTACTCGGGAGACACGATCCGCGTCGACCGAATCGGCAGGGACAGCGAGAGCATCATGGACCCGGCGCTCACCATCCTCCTGATGGCGCAGCCGAACGTCGTCTCCGCGGTCCTCAGCAACACGACCTTCCGCGGACGAGGCCTCACCGCGAGGTTCCTCTACAGCATGCCTGTCTCCAGCGTGGGAAGCCGCAGGTATAGGAGCGAGGCTGTGACGGACGGCATCTACCGCGCCTATGAGCGGCTGGTCGTAAACCTCCTGGACGACGAGTACCCGGAGAAGCCGCAGATCATAACACTCTCGCCGGAAGCGGACCGTGAGCTCGAGTCGTTTGCGAACTGGCTGGAGCCGAAGCTCACGACCGAGTATGCGGAGATGGCCGACTGGGCGGGAAAGCTCGTCGGCAACGTGCTGCGCATGTCCGGCCTTCTGTGCAGGGCTGGCATCTACCAGAGCCACGACTTCCTTGACACCCACGGTGCGCTGACGGTCTCCGGCAAGACGATGGCGGACGCGATCCGGCTGGGCCGGTATTTCCTGAACCATGCGCAGGCCGCCTATTCCGTACTGCCGGAGGATGCGATGTACCGGAACGCGGACATGATCCTGCAACGGATCAAGGAGAGGAAGCTCACCGCATTTGACCGGCGTGCCGCGATGCGCATGTGCCGCACGTTCAAGACGGTCGACTCCATCCAGCCGGTGCTGGACTTCCTTGAGGACTACGGGTACATCGCGCAGAAGCCTCAGAAGTATTCAGGCACGGGCAGACCGCCGCTTCCGAAGTACGCCGTCAATCCGAAGTTCTATGAGAAGTAGGACTTTTGTCATTCCGTCCTATGCCTGTCCTGCCCTTCAGGACAGTTCTTGGGACAGGAAAACATCAGGAAATACAAGGGTTTCAGGGTTCTGTCCCTTTTGTCCGAACCCCTATAAAAAGCCAAAAAGAATTATTTATTTATTCTCAATTCTTCTACTAAACCATTTTTGTTTACGGATTAAGGGACAAAAGCGACAGAAGGGACAAAACCTTAGAAACGTTGAAAACACGGAGGTTTCAGCACCATGAAAGACAGAGAACAAAACTTAGGCCATGACGGACAGCCGGACAAAAGCTATCTCGCCCGCTGCCAGAAAACACTGCGCAGCTGGAACGCACCGCTCTCCGGATGGCAATGCCACGAAATCTACGATGTCCGCGAGGACGACTGGGACGCGCCTCTCCACGTCTGCGAGCTGTGCGGCTGCACCAAGGTCCGCTACGTGCATGTCATGACGCACCCGGACTACTTTGAGGACGTATCCGTCGGCTGCATATGCACCGGAGTCATGGAAGGCGACATCCTCGCCGCCAAGGAACGCGAACGCCAGATGCGCAACCGCTCCAAGCGGAAACGCAGCTTCCCGAAACGCAAATGGACACAGACTCCAAACGGCTGGAGCATCACCTACCACGGCGAGCAGATCCTCATCGGACACAGCCGCCACAACCCGGAGCGCCTCGGCGTGAAATGCCGCGGACAATGCGTCTGGACCTACAAGGGCAAGCCGATCACGAACTTCCTCTCCGCAGCCTACGCCGCATTCAACCTGGTCGACCCGGTTCCGGAGGTCGCCCGAGTCCGAGACAGGATGCTGTCTGAGGACGAGGGTGTGCCGACACAGGATTTGAGGAGGTGAAGCCATGAAAAGCGAAAAGCAGATCGAAGCAGCCCT